GGGAGGACAGTCTCGAATGCATTCACACTCTTAAATTCATCAGCCCAACCAATCCACTTTACATACGCAGTCCCAAGAGATCCCACATATTCAAGGATCTCGATTTTAGCTCCGAGGAAACTCTCGGCCCTTTCTGCTGCTGTAAAATACCCATCCACATTAGCGAAAGTTATCGTGACATCCGCGGATTCGCCGGCTTTCTGTGATAATCCGTCAATCTTCTTTACTCGCGCCTCATATGTATGGGTATTGTATGAAAGTCCCCGTTCTCCCCAATAATATGTATCGCTGCGGAGTGTTACATTCAAGAGGTAAATGAGACCGGATATAGTGGTGGAATCAAGTGCAGCGAGGATAGTAGGAGAAATTCCGCGTGGCATATTATGACCTTACTTCGATTAGTCCAATTCCAGCCCTAAATAGATTAAGGATAAATAACTCTCGGGAGAGTTTATTATCCAGAAACCTCATCAGATATTTGCCCGCTGTACCGATCTTCGTGGGATTCTCAACAGGATTATAAAAAAAGAAAGCCTCAAACGAACCCAGTTTATCCTTGTAAAAGTTCCAAAGAAGATTGGCGGAATGGATAGGCGAAGCTTCATTAATGTGTTGGAGGTGGTCCAAAGTAATGGTAAAATGATTGCGGCCCTTATAGGAAACCCCTGCATTCCCCTCCCCATCAGCGTGAGTCCACGCCACATTCTTATTAACACGTTGCTCAAATCCATCTCCCATATCCGCGATATATCCAGAGAATTCTATCTCGTGGGTGAGGGAATAACGAATCGGAATGTCCGGGAAAGTATCAGTAGGCATTGACTTAGGTCTCCCCAAGAATTACTTTGCTCATCATCATCCGTTCGCCATGCGAAGTCTCGAGACCCCTTCTTGTAGCTGTAATAATCTGAGAACGCGCACCATCCGCGCCTTCGGCTACCACTACGCCCGGAGACTTCGTGTTGAACCGCCTCATTGTGTCATCAACATTATCGAGAGATTTAGATACGTTCTTAAGAAGCGTGCTCTGGGCTGATTGTGTTGAGTAGGGGTTGAGATAAACGGTGCGTGATTGTTCTGGGGCGGCGCCAGACGTGTCACTTGAAGCCGCAGATGTCTTCTGGCCACCGCCTGCACCACCCAATGCCACACCGGCCGCAATCGCCGCTATACCGGCGGCAATCAGTAATATAGCGCCAGCCACGTTTGTAGTCCACGCTAACCATGGAATCGTTCCCATTATAAGTGACATAATACCTAACTGAACTGCCATCGTCCCAGTCATAATCAATAACTGACCAATAAATTTTTTCATGCTGGCGCCGGCATCATCGCCAAACATGAGAGCTTGAAAGAGATCAGTTATTGCTCCGCCAATCTGCTCAGCAAATAAAACTATAAATTGTTCGCCCATTGCCTTTGTCACATCTACTATGTTACCACCATCATGGACAATCTTGACCATATCATTACGGGCATGATTAGACAGATTCTCCATTGCCTTCATCAATTTATCATAATACCCTGTGACAGCCTTTATCTCCAATCCAAGCGCGCGGAAGGCAGCCACCATCTGTTTGATCGCCTCTGTAAGTTTAGCTTTCGCAACGTCACTGGCATCACTCTCGGCATCCGCTAGTTGTCTCAACATTTCGGTGGCCTGTGGCACGAGATTTCGCAGAAGCGCTAACTGTCTCTGTACCGCCTCGAATGCCTTGGAAGTATCCATGCCGTGAGTTGCGGCATAATCAAATTCCTCGTTCAACTCACGCATGCGAATCATGGCGGTTTGCGCAGTATCAACAAGAGCACCGCTTCTTTGTATTAGTTCATCATAAACAGCATTCTGCCTAATAGCCTTAGCCACGGCAAGCCATTGGAAATGTAGTTCGACGATCTTCCAAAGAGGCGCTTTTGCAGTAGATAACCTTTCATTCATCTCCCTGTATAGCCTGTTGACTTCCGCCTCAGCCGTAACAAAGATGTTCTCCCTCCTGGTGGCTTTCTCTAGCGCATCAACCAGAGTATCTCCGATTTCTCTTATAGCAGTTCGACGACGGAGCAATTCAGTGTTCCATTTATCAAAGGCCGCTTTGGCATCCTCCACCATTTGATCAAGTACCTTAAGGATATCCCTTCTTCGATCCTGAAAACCTTTTATAAGCGAGGCCAGAATTCGCTCGCCATCTTGCATCTTAAGGATCTGTTCCGGTGTTGCTCCGCCCGCTTGTATATATCCGTAGGTCTTTGCTTCTTGCAACAACCTGCGTATGCGTGCCTCTGCTGCCGTTTCCTTCGGAACCTCACCCGCGAACAAACGGTCGAATGCGTTCCTAACATCCTCGGACGCCAATTGGCGCTTTACCCTCTCCATGACTTGTTTCACTTTTATAAGCGCGTTAGCTAAACCAGCATCCCATGCCCGGGCTATAGATTCAGCCCAACTTTCTTCCAAGCCGGCATTCTTCAAGGCGTTGCCCAGACCCATTAGTTGCTCTCTGACTTTGGCTTCATCAACTACTCCACCCTCCCTCATTGCTATCATCATATTATGTACGGCGTTATATCTTTCTGCAAGCCCCGCCAGAAGTCTCTTGTCCACCGCATCGAATTTGTCTGCCCTTTCGATATACGTTCCAATAGCTTCCACCAATCCTACTGTGATAGATTTGGCACCTTTTAATTCCTCCTCAAGTGTAGTGGCTGCTCGCCTCATTGCACCGGCAGCTATCAAGGCATTCACACCGATTGTGATTCTTAAAATGAGATCGGCTACGCCCTCTAAAATTTCTGCTTCTCGTTCGACTCCGGTGAGGGAATAAATCAAACCTTGAACCGCGATGTTTATCTCAATGACTGCGGCATTGAATGTAGAGAAGGATTTCAAGACCGATTCAGTATCAGGTGACAACTCTTGTGTCATATTGGTCATGGTACTCAGTTCTTTCACACTGCCTTGCAACAGTTCACGCCATCCCATCAATGAACGTTGTATTTCTGGAAAAGCACCACTTTGAAAGGCCATGCCATTTAAAATGGTGGCAGTTCCTTGAATGGATGTAAGCATACCAGTAAGCGTCAATCCCAATCTTGCACTGGCCTGTTCAATGCCACCAAATCTTTTCTGTAAATCTTCCAGTAAATCCCCCTGTCTCTTATGCAGACTTAAGTATTCCTTAAGATCTCCCACTTGAGCTTTCAACAATCGCGCAACTACGGCTCCAGCGCGGGCCTGACCGGACATGAGGGCATCAATCTCTGTATAGATCTGTCTTTCTTTTTGCAGTTCCCCTGTGAATGCCACCACTACATTCACCAGGAATCCAGCAGTACGCGCGGCCTTTTCGATATCGTCAGAAAATCCCAGTCCGCCTCTAGCAACAAATACCTGAAATCCTTTCTGGATGTCTTGTGCCGATGCTAAGGAGCTTGCGGCTAACTCTGCAAATGTGAACTGCAATTTCTTAGCTATATTGAAGGCATTCGTGAAGGATTTTTCTGCTGTGTCGCCAAAGGATGCAAATGAGGCAAGTAGTCCGGCAGTGGTCAACGTGGCCTTATTTATTTCCTCTCCCGCCTTTATAACAGCCGCGATCAATCGTTCTATACCCATGAATACCGCTTCGGGAATCGTTATCAGCGCCGTCCATGCGATCATTACACCGATCATAGAGATCAAGGCTTTTTGCACCGTACCAAGAGCACCCCCAAGACGGGAGGAGCTTGAAGATATAGCATCAAGGCCACTCGCAGCTTTCCTACCCTTCTGTTCCACATTATCGAGTCCACTCGCCCCGATAGTTTTCACTACAACTGTGATCGTAACGACCTGTGAAGAAACGCCCATTTCTTTAACCTTTCACAGCATGAGAGATCGGAACAGAAGAGGATCCCGACTTTCTGCTAGCCTCCCGAGCCTCCAAGGCATCATGCATCATCTTCTTACCACTTTCCTCTCGCAAAACCACTAAGCACCTCATATCCATGTAGGATAAGTTAAAGTCGGGTGGGATATAACCGATAGCTTCTTTGAGTGATGCCAACCACAGAATATAGTTGGCATACGGGAGAAGATCTGCACAGTCATAGAAATCAAGTACTTCATTTAAGTACCCGTTCGTTGATCCGAATTCTTCCTGTCCTGGTTCCGGTTCTGGCTCAAGCATACCGGAGAGGTCCTCAGGAAACCTGTTCATCTCCTCCCGTATTTCATCATTTTCGTACGGGTCAACTTCATCGGAGAACAAGATTATTGCGCGGAAGATTGCTCTAATTTTTTTTCCTGTTCCACCTCCTCGGAACCGATAGTTTCCACCAACATGCCAATAGCGTTATCGACATGGATGCGACCGATGGAGTCTTCGAAATAAGACTTCCAATTCTGACCATCTGGAAGGTCGTCATAACCCTCCACCTTGAGAATGCAGTTAAGCCAAAGGAACCAGTTGGCATCGGAAGTAGCACCACCAGTGACCTTTCTTCCTTTGACCTTCACAAGACGACGTTGCCATTCTTGTCGAAGTTCCGGTGTTGGAAGTTTGAAGATATGGGCAACTTCTACCTCAGTGAGAGAAAAGTTGCCATCCTTATCTGCCGGCATAGACTCATCCACCATTTTGACGATCATGGGGATTCTTATCTCTTCGAATGCTTTTGACTTCTTGTAGCCCATATTCTCCCTTTCCTATTTTGATTGACTGGACTATGCTGATGCTGATGCCGACGGCGAGACTGATGCCGACACTGATGCTGATGGAGAAACACTCGCTGACATACTCTGAGAAGGACTGATAGAAGCTGAGGGTGAAACTGAAGCACTCGCTCCTTCACTTCCGAGGTATATTGGCACATTGTTCACGACAGTAACGACGACCGGCGCGGCTTCCGAATTGGCGTAGAATGCCTTGAACGTAACGTCAAGTACATCTCTCAGACCGTCGAATGATGCTTTGCAGATCGCGATCTTCGCTTTCTTCATTCTAATCGTGATACTATCGTTGGCGGTGATGATTATGGGAACCTGGACATCCTTGACCGTTCCCAGACGGTGATCTTCCCACAATTGATCATTCGTGGAAGGATGGCCATCGAATTTAGCTGTGAGAGTGTAAGCCCTGGCCCCGAATCTGAGGGTGGATAGGTAAATGCCGGCATTGACAACGTTAGATCTGCCGTCGGCAAGATCCAGGTTGTTGGCAATCGAGAAGTCGAGGGTTCTCAACTTTGTCTTGATCGAGGACAGCGAGCCACCATAATTTCCGATGTGGAAATCACCATGCCTGCCGGTGAACCAATCCTGAACCACGGGGGTAGATGGCAAAGTAAACCCAGGTTTCGGCGTAATCGTGCCATCGGTGTGGAACGTGCCGGAGATGATAAGCCTCCCGGCGCTATTCAGAACGAGTTTCAGATCCCCTACCATGGCACCCTTCAGCAAGTAGTAGGTGCCCGTATCTCCAATAAGCGCCACGACGATGGAAGTCGAAGGAAGGACGTCCTCGGCGCAGGCATCCTGAGGTTTAAGCGTATGGGTATATGGATCGCCTGCAAAGCTCGAATCTATAGATCCCATTGCGAGCGCAAATAGTAATCCCGCAAGCTGAGAAGAGCAGGGGAAGGAAAAGGGGATCGAAATATCCTGGGCTGTGATGATATCCAAATCGGTATCGTAGGGCCACTCAAATCCTTTTATGTCTGCAGCATCGTCGATTCTTGCTTGCACAAGATCCATAATCGGCGGTGCGGTTGGATTGAATCTTTTATCGATATATGCATCGCCGATAGGGGAACCATAGACGACTTCCCTATCGTAAGACAGGACGATGCGGCTGCATTGCGGTCTTATGCTCATCTTCTTTTCTCCAACGATGAAGTTCCCGTAAGGCTACACGAACCTTCTCGGTTTGACATCAACCACTACCACTATCAGTACCACTACCAGTACCAGTACTAACACTAACAGGCTTTTTGGATCTCACCACAAACCCAAATTTAGCATACAAATCTGTCTCAAAACCACCACTACTCAAAATGCGGGGTAGATCGGATTCAAGAATGTCGAAAAAATGAATGAAAGATGGAAAACTCCACTCATGACTACCCATAACAATGTGTGTAATCGGAAGGGTATACTCCACACGCCTTATGATTACAGATTTAGGCGATCCTGACATTGAGTCCGGCATGACGTGCGTTCCCCGCTATATCCTCAGCCAACCTGTGAGCTATGATGGCCCCGAGTCCAGATCCCAGATTGAGAAAACGAGTCTCCGTAAAACTACGCCTCATAGCTTCATCCAGAAAGCCTATCCTTGTCCTCGTCTGGCCTTTATAGTTGGTATACGTAGCCTTCACGTATTTTTCGCCTTCCCATTTCGTCATGTGGATGGCTTTTTTGCCTGGTTCAGGTAAATAACCAGTCGGCGGGACCGTGTATGTAAAGTCGAAAGCCCACATCCATAAGTACGGGTGGGGATAATCAGTTGTCGGTCCCTGAGCATTGATATAGAGATTAGTGACTGCTACGTAGTGCCATATACTTACCTGAGGATGTTGCTTCAACTTCCTCGCAACTTCGACGACCGCAGAACCAAGTTCAAAAAGCCATCCTACAATAAAATCACCAATGGCTCTCTGCCAATCCTTACCCAATACCAATATGCCTGGAAATGTAGGCAATTAGATTCCCTCGTCTAAATATTCGACTGTGAGATGGATTCTTATCATCCCATAAGGATGTTCCGGACCACTATGTTCTGCTACCACCGGACCAATCTTTGTTATCGAAAACGCACATGCGATGTTTTCGATCCAGGTAGGTGAGGTAAGTTTTTGGATGATTGCTTCAATTGTATTTTCAACCGAATCAAATACAGAACTTGTGTCACCTGCGTCCGCAAATTCTTCTCCGTGGCAGTTAGTATATCCATCGATATCGAGTTCGAGGATACGATCCATTTGAGTACCAGACAAATCAATCCCAATACTTTCAGGAGCAGACACGACATACACGCATGGAAGGTGACTTTCACGCGTTGGATCGAAGAGTGTATCATATACCGCAAGTTTATGCACATCGCCATCGATGATAATCTCAAGGCCATTGATAGCGGTTATGATCGTTCTTATAATGTCTTTGCGTTTCGGCATCAGTCACCGTCTTCATTATCGTGCAATCCACGTTTGAACGCTGGTTGAGGGATGTCGGTGTCGGTTTCATAGGAACTTTTTGTGGATACGGAGATTGAAGGCACGATAAAAGCACCAGCGCCAATAGCCCTTGCCCTTAATCTTCTTGCAAGAGCCAGATATTTAGTGGCTATAGAGGTTTTCTGGGATTGAAACGTACCAGCACGGAATACTTCCTTTGCTGCGTAGCGAGCAGCCAGAGCCTCACATATTCTGGCTGCTGCTCTGCACACATTCTCTCCCTCTTTTTCCAGTGCATACAGAATGTCCTCGTCCTCGACTTGATGATCACGTTCAATCGTGTCACCGATCTCGAAGCGAACAGCATCCTGATCGCGTCCTTGTGGATCGAGATATGTAAAGGTCATACGATATCCTGTTCGACGGCCAAGAATAACTTCCCCGAATCGAAAAGTTGTTGAAGAAAGTGTGCCCTCGTCGCCTCCCTACCTTTTCTATTCATGTAGGCCCTTTGGTGCATGCCCGAGATGAGACGTTGGATGGCGTGGCGTTGATCGCCACATACTTTGGTGATGATCAACGTTAGCTCCTCATCGGAGTAGAGGTTGGTCTTATCTAACTTACGAAGAAAAAGGTGGAGTTGACTGCGCATTAGTGGGGGATGGATCTCTACCTCTACGTTTGAGGAATCCGAACCTGTAAATGACACCGGGATTCTGGGGATGGGCGTCGGCATCGGCATCGGCATCGGCATCGGTATGAAGGTAGAGGTAGATGTAGATGCCGATGCAGAATCCTTCTTTTGCTGTGGCATGGTTAGCCTTCCTCCCCTGGACGATCTATGTCACCGGTTTTGAGAAGTGCCGGGTTTCCTAATTCCTGTACCTTACCGGCATCTATACCGAGCAGGGATGCGGTCTCGTCCCTCGAAATCTCCTGCGTCTTTGCCAGACATCCGCCTGGTTTCCTCTTATGTCCTTCCAGAAACGCCATGGTAACGAATGCCCGTCCACAATTTAGGCAGAGATGCCGGCCGTGGATGGACGGATCGACGATGACCAAGTAACTGAAACCGACGAGTTGGTTGTCTCTTGGTGACCCTTTGAGATTAACCAACTCGCCGCGGTCCAGAGGTTGGTGCGCGTATGTGAAGGGCATTCGAGCGAAATACTTTTCGGACATGATTTATTCTCCCTTTCTCGTTTCTGTGACTGGATTAAACTACGTTGTAATAGTAATAGCCGAGATCGACCCCGACTGCTTTCTGATCGAAGTAGGTGTTGCCCTCGATCATATCATACCGCCTCTTGTCATCTCTCACCCTACGAATGTAGGAGAGTGCGCCGAAATTCTTCCAGTGGAAGATGTAACCGGCGCTCGGTTCAAGTAACCCCGGTCTCGGCGTCACATACATCAGAAGAACGGAGTTCCCTACGATGTAACTGTAAGAAGCTGCCTGACCCTTCTTCGCGGTGTTGTAGATAGCGTTTCCGATCAAGAGCCGGTTGATGTTGAGAAGGGCAGCGATCAAGTCAATCGTGAGTACACCTCTTTGGGTATACTTGATTTTCTCGATCAGATCCGGGTGATTGCGGAGTGCGGTAATGACTTTCCGTCCCATTACACCGGTGTTGACCTCGCGAGCAGTCGTGCTGTGGACGACATCTCTCGCGGTATCTACGTCGATGATGGGATTGGAAAGACCGTAATCATCCCAAGGAGCAGCGACCAAATCGGTACTGGTTCCCCAGAAACTGGTCTTGATGAAATCAGTCGAGAACTTAACTTCTCGTTTCATGAGAAGTCGATCAGTGACAATTGAGGTGGCAGAGAGATCGGGGTTGAAGGGCTCATCCGTATTCTCCCTGACTTCATCCGGCACCTTCTTGTGCACTGCATAGTTCTCGCAATTGTAGTCATCGAATTCGGTCGCATACCCCGTCTCGGTGGATTCGGTGGCAGGCGCGCGAAGTCCTGCGTCATCCATGAACCAATCGGCCTTTGTATAGATGCCGATTTTTGCGGATTTCTTCGTGACTGGGATGACGGGAAAAACCTTATCCGCGATGTAATTTTCTGCTTCCTGCGTGTAGGCATGGCTGAAGATGGTCAACAGTTGGTCTACATGGGCATCATTGATATCTGGACTTGGCATTTCGTTGTTTCTCCTTTGTTAAATGGTGATCAAATGATGATCAGATGATCAACTGTTGGTTAGGCCACACAGATATAGCCTGGGCATACGAGAAGTTTGAAGATGTCGTTGTCCACAGCATCCTGAAGCGCCCGACCGACGTAGTAATTGACAGTACCTTCATCAGTTACTGTGATAGGAACAAGATCTCCGGCACTATCTGCGACCAGAAAATTGCCGGCGGTGATAGCGTCGGCAGCCTTACCTTCCGTTTCACCAAACATGGTAACCTCGGCAGCTTCGCCCTCATCGGGTTTGTTCTCGAGGATACCGATTACAGGATCGGTGGCAGCAGAAGCGACCGTGATTTCAAAATCATCGGACAGATAAACTGCTTTATGCCTATTATCCGTGGTGGCATAGTCGGCGGCTGCAGCAAAACTGCCCGGCATACGTGGAATTCCTGAACCTGCCATTGTTACTTCCTCCACACAAACTGGTTAATGTTGAGACAGCCGGAGTTTAAGCTGTCCGGGCAGTCTTGGCCCGATAGATATGGTCACTGCGATATTGTGCATACCGACGACCGCCAATGGACTTGATTGCATCGATCACTGCATCGGATGCTTTCCTAGCAGTGTTGGTCTTGTGGACTTCCTGTGTCTTCTTTACGACGGTAGCAACGTAACCGTCGGAGACAGGATCGTGATCCGAATAGTCCGCGTCTCCACTGGAACCGAATCTCTTGAAGAGAGCAGAATCACGAAGAGCGTCGGATGTGGTTTTGTAGGACTTCTTGAGCTCCTCTGCCATGTCCTTGTCGGCTTTCATCATCTTCATGATTTTGTCGACCGCTTCGGTGGCAGCAACGTTGAGGTATGGGCACTCTTCCTCGACCCACTTAAGGATATCCGCACGTTGGGTGGCTTCTTGCATCTTGGCTAAGTCAGCCCGGAGAGTCGTGTTGTCCTCTTCGGCCTTCTTGAGACGAGCCAAGGTGGGATCACTTTCCGGTGGGGGTGTAACTACCGGAGGTAGCAGACTCATGAAATCTTTTACAAGCGTGATTTCATCATCTGTTACCTTCAATTCGGTGTCAGCCTTCAACAAGGCGCAGACCTTTGCCTGATCGCGCTCTGTTTTCAGGATTTCACCAAGTTTGGTCTTGATTGTTGGTCGCATCGTCTGCGCCTCCTGATGATCATTGTTGTTAATATCTTTCTCTACGTAGTCCGCTGACTTCGCGAGAAAGAAAGGTTTGCGATTGGCCCCGCGTCGTACAAACGAGACCTTCTTCACGATGAGATTTTCTAAACAAGCTGTCATGGCGTTACCCTCGATTCACGATTAGCGTAATTCGACATCTTACTCCTCACATCTCTGTCCGGATAGCCCCACCTTCCAGACTGTACCCAGAAATCTCCCCCTTCAGAATCGCGTCCTTTAACTCCTCATTCAGAACACGTGAGACCAGAATCCAACTTCCTTTGGTCACGACCTGCCCATTGATCTCATAATCAGCAGGGGCAATAAAGCTCTCAACCACCTGGACATCTTGGAGATCTTTGGAGTGGTGAAGATTCATAACCGCGTTCGGAAGGAAGTCGTGGGCAGCCTTTTCGATGGTGTCGGCGGATGCGAAATCCCCTTGCGTATCGATTTCGTCCGGGGCATAGACCACACCATAGAAAAGGTTTTGTGGAGCATCTCCGAACGGGAGGAACTTGATCACCGTATCGAGAACGACATCACTCTTTTTGTATTTGCTGGGATCGAGTTTGATCCCGAAACGACGTGCGGCGGCAAGGATCTTCGGCATTGCCTTCGATCCGAACGGAGATTGGTTTGCACGAGCCAAGGCGTTCTGTGCATGGTTGTGATCATGCACGGGGAAATGACGCAGGGACCGGGGAATGGTCTTACCACCCTCGTCCTTCTTTCCGCCCGGTTCGATGTAGGCAAAGGCAGAATCCGGGAGGTCGTTAATCTCGGCGGTGGACTTTTCGAGATTCGCAATAAAAGCATCCCCGTCCGTGTAGGGCGTAGCAAAAATGATGCCTTCCTCGGTTTCCAGAGACTTATGGACGACTCCCCAAGCATTTCTGGCAGCAAATGCGTCGCAATTGCCCATTTTTTCGGTGGTGCACCTTTCGAATGCGGAGTTAAAGACGTGCATCCACTGCCTTGCACTCTTTTCAGGCAGTTTTTGCACCGCCGGCGGACACTCACTAACACTTGAATATGGCATGTTACCCCCTATGTTGATGCTGATGCTGACGATGACGGTGACACACTCGTCGACGGACTAACAGACGGTGAAACTGAAGATGATGGCGATGAAACCGGTAATGGCACACCGTATAAATTCTTGACTTTGATTGTGTATTCATCTGTATGATGTAACTCATCTCCATATACCACATTAACCGTGAGAGTCCGAAATTCGAACACATGAGTAGAAGTCAAGATGCGCGTGGCAGTTACCGGCAAAACGATACTAACAGTAGATGTCGGCGTGTCCACGGCCGTAACAGGGATGATGTTCACCCTAGCATCCTTATCATCTACACGGTAATAGATGGCAGAAGGTGTGATTGGCGCATCATCTTCATCGGTGAAGACGATCTCAATGATCGCCGAACTGCCTTCGTTAATCTCTTTAATCATCGACATATTCCGGTTCCACAATGAGAGCGTCTATCCTGCCCTTAGTTTGGCCCCATCCAGGGACTTCATCCGCCATCTTCCATCCCAGACATGCATTTTTATTATGAAATTGATCCTGGTTCCATCTACTCCGCGTCAGGTTATGCTCGTGGCGGAGATCGATATTGGGATATGGCGACATCCACCTCTCTGCCGGATGATTATCCACACCTCGCGGAGGACGATGGCATCCCGGTTCAAAACCCATATTATGGCTGTAACCCTCACTCTCCACCTTCGCCACTCTCTTCTGGTAATGCTCGACCAATAAGGTACGGTAAGCACAAAGACCGGAGGTTTGCTTTGTGTAATAAAAGAGGGCCTGGCCGGTTTTGGCATCAACCTTCCATGTATTTTCATTATAATAGAAAGCGTCAGGGCGCCGAGGGACAAACCTAAAGTGGGAGGGATGATAAAGAATGTCATGTTCGCACAGGAATACAATGTCGGCGTCAGAAGTCTCAAGACCGACGAGTATCTGCTTGAACATGGTAAGAATACCACGTTTACCATCAAACACTATGTTTTTACCAAAATCGATGGCTTTCAACGACACCGATACAATAGAATGGCCATCGACACAACGCACGATCTGACGTTGGACACCCTTGAACATGACCTTATCGAGTCTGTTGTCGGTGTAATAAACAATGCCCTTTGACATCTGCCCTTGTGTTGTCTGCGTCGGTGTATTGTACTCTGGCCAGTCTGGCACGGGAGCAAACTTCTTTATGAGCCACTCTAGTTTATGAACGGCCTTAGGCCATGTATTATCCATCCATAACTTCTTAGAATAGGATCTGGCCTGGCCCGTAGCCGCATCTGTATGATGATAGGGGAAACTGAATCCCGGTTGAGTACGGAAGAGATGGGAAAACCACGTTTTTTTATTAACCACCTGGCGACCGCCCGAGAGCCATGCCTTGCAGGCCATTTCCACCCCCATCTGCCCCCAACTTCCATGCTTTTCGTCCGTTCCTCCTAATTCCCAATAGCGATCTCGGCGCATGAACCAACATGCACCCACACTGCACATCACATCTGCGATGTCACCCTGGGCCTCTGACCGGTCTTTATAAGCCGACCAGTATTGGAAGTGGAGATCGTGGTCAAAACGAGCGAAATCCGTCATCCTACGCCAACGGGGTTTCCATACCATGTCACGAACAACAATTCCTTCACACTTCTCGCATTTAGGTGGTTCTGGTCCCTGATATTTTCTATGACCACATGAAGTGCATACCCAATCAAACACATGAAGGTTATACATCCTAGGAATGACGGTCCAATCCTTTTCACATTCCTCCATGAGTTTTATGTCAAAACCTTCATCGAATGCACAATGCGCATCGCACTTCATCACAAATTCAGCATTCGAAAGCCTGGCTGCCTCGTTAGTGGCCGCACGTTGTCCAATAGATACAGGATGGTAGACGAGGGTGACCTGTGGATGATCTTCGATAGGCGTGGTCGGCCATGACCCGTCGAGGATCGCGATGATCTCAGTATCTCCACGTATATTCTTGAGGATGTCCTCTATGGTATTGGGGAGGAACATCTCGTTCCGTGCGGGAATCAGGATGGATAGGTTATGGGGCATTATTTTCCCTTAAGAATCGTGTTGGCTGATGGCCACATCTTCCTTATCTCTTCGGACTCGAAGACCAATGTCGCTATCTTCTCCGTCTCTTTCCACATGATGGAGATCGAAACCTGGCCGTTTGGCAACCTTTCGATCTCTAAATACCTACGACCTATACATCGCACAATACGTTTAGTCATGGTGTCCCTTTCTGTCTCGCTATTTCCTCTTCCCCCACATATTTCAAGAGCACATCCCGTGCTGCGCCCCACGGCTCTACCGATTCTGCGATTTCCCCAACATGAGCATGCTTTTTCCCTGGTCCTTCCGTCATTGCCATTGCATCGACATGGAAGAAGACAATATTAGGGTGGGATGAAAAGAATTCCTCTTTAGTTGAGGTGATGCCGAGATAAGAATCATGGAAACGTCCGGGTTCAGCAAAGTGTATTTTTAGATCGTGTTCAGAAAGATTCTTGGAGAACCGCTCGGTAAGGTTCTGAATGAGCATTTCTCGCGGTGCGATACACTGACTAAACACCGCTCGATGCTTCTGGGAGAAACGTGGATGCTTATCCCACGTATGCACCGTCCATTTGTTCATGTTATAGGCGAAAGTGACCGGACGATGACAGGTAAAATGGGAGGGATGATAAAGGACATCATCTTCACACATAGCCACGTAAGATGTGGTGGTGGCGGCTTGAGCACCAATTAGTGCCTGCTTATAGATGTTGACGTGCGAACGACCAATATCACCTACACAGATGTTCTGGCCAAAGTTTGGCATGGGCTTTTGTGAAACACTGATTATTGGGATCCCGCAGGCTGCTATCACCAACTGTTCGCGGATGGCCGCCGCGAATCCTTCGGAGATGACATTAGCCGTATAAAAAATGATGGTTATGTCTTTCATTGGCTTCGACTCTGGTTACGGATGTAAGTCAAATATGGGATCTTCAAATAATTCTCCGCAATCACATTAACTCTACATCCACTTTTCCATACAACATATGGGAGAGAAAGTTGATCGTTAACATGATAACGAGAGGAGTAATACCACCACTCCTTTAGCATCGCCCTAACCACACTAAGATTGCGGTAGATAAAAGCGGTAGCCGCATATAAAGTATCGTCCTTATAACCGGGATCGGAATTTATTTCTGCAAGTTGTCCGTCTATGTCTTCACCGGCATATCTCGATGTAAGATATTTGTTACCGACTGCGATCTGTGCCCGCATGAACTCCGCTTCCTCCACGATACTATGGCGATTCGGATGGGCAAATAGTGCAATATCGTGGCCTTCACATTTCGAAAGGAACCACCTTATGGAATCCGGATGACGAAAAGCACAAGAAGCATCCACCCAAATATAATAATCAAAACCTGGACAGAGACTCCATCCAAAGCATTTAGGGATGTGTGCCTGCAAGCGAGGAGACATACTATTCTTTCGTGGAGCAAGGTTGTTGTCGTCAAACCTAAAATATTCCACATCGGCCGAACGGTTAAGAATGTGTGCGGCTGGCGGATCGAAATTGCCCAAATTAGCGGTAATGACAGCAACGTTCTTCATGCTTTTACCCAAAAATAAGACTTTGGAGTATGCTGCTCAACTCCATCCACTGTTTCCTTGCTGGTGGTTAAAAACCACGGGGATATGCCGTAACTGTAGGTGTAACCATTCACAACACACATGACATGGACTTCGGTGGGTCGTTTAAACTTCTGATAATCATGACCAGAAACGATCCCGCCGGATTTGACCTTCCTGCCCCATTCATGAATGTCCTGCGCAACATGAGAGAAGTTGTGGTTGCCGTCGATGTACACAAAATCCAGAGAACCACCTTTGAAATCTTTGACGGCATCCATACTGAATTTTCTGACGATAACCCCACCCAGAGGTTCTAACCTGGCACTAGCCACACCATAAAAATGATCAAGTTTCTTCTGATCAACATGGTCTCGATAACCTCTGTAAGCCTTCCATGGATCTACACAATACAACTTGAGGCCAGGATTTGCTCGTAGAAGAACCTCTGAATAACCACCAGTCTCGACACCGATCTCCGCTCCTTCTTTGAAGCCCAATTCACAGAAGAGAGATGCAAGTCCATCCCTACCGATAGGCACACATATCGGTGATGGCTGCCCACCCACTCCAAATCTGGTTAGGATGTGATTAAGTGTCAAGTTCGACCCAGTCATGTGCGTAAATGTCAGATTCTGTAACGGTCCACGGATGGAAGATCTCATCTTTCATCCTTATACATAAAATGCCTTCGTGTATAACGACGAAAGTAGCCACATTATCCCAGAGTTCACGGGCAATCGCGGCACCCTCTTTGACACGTTGTAAGGCTGTTATGAAGTCCATCTTTAAATGACCTCAGTGGCATAATCTTTAACTTGATCAAACCACGGCAAACTACCGTAGTAAGTACTCTCCGGATGGTTGTGTCTGCCTAACTTGTGGATCTTGTTGCGATCAGACATCCTCTCGATGTTCCTCATGTTGCGTTCCAAACAATAATCACGGCCGAGATAACGATAATGAAGGAGTTTGATGTGTGTATCTACGGCTAATTTTGTACCATCGTCTGGATTGAAGCCATGCCGACCTAACTTGAAACTCATGTCGATATCGGGAGAGAAGATGATGGGCTTATTATGCCATGCATCGTAAATGCCCGTGCGAACTCCATCGTAGATCTGACCACCGTTAACAGGAAAATGATCAGAAATCATCTGATAACCTTCACATTGGATCACACTCACACCTCTCTTAAGACAATCCTGGAGGATGTCCAGGATGTAAGGGTGATAGATGAACTCGTCAACATCCGGACACATTACCCAATCCGCTACACCACGACTACGGGATCTATATTCCATGTCGTAGAAGTGGCGAAAAAGCACATCATCTATGCCTTCTACCTCCTTGTCATCGACATTCCCCTCCCAATCCCGAACCTCAGTTAATGGGTATTCTTTAAGGATGGCCCGGGTGCGATCTGTACTTTGTTCATCAAAGATCAGAATCCGAGATGCAAATGTAGAGTAATGACGGAGAAAATATGGCAACATCTTCTCCTCATTGCGAATTATGGTATAAACGTCAATTCTCACTGAATGATCCAAAAGAAGGATCTGCGTCCTTCCCTTTTAGGATTCGTCTTGCCTCTATCACCAATAAGAAACCACGGTCTGATCTTATATACGGTGGTATAGGCATTCACCGCGGCCACCACATGGGTCTCTTTCCAGTTCCTCAAAATGATGTAATCGTGACCGGCAAGGATGCCGCCGGACCTAATCTTTTTACTCCATTCATAGATATCCTCGATGACATATTTGAGGTGATGGTTGCCGTCGATATACACAAAATCTAGGGTGTGATCATTAAAATCCTTAACTGCATTCATGCTGAAGTTTCTGACCAAAGTGCAGTTCCTGAACTTTGAGAGTCTGTCCTGAGCCCATTTATAGAACTTGTCCTGCTTATCCTGACTACCGACGTCCGGTTCGGGATAATACATGTAGGGATCGATGCTAAACAGACGCAATCCTGGATTGGCTAGACATAGGTGCTCGGAATACATGCCGCTCTCGACGCCGATTTCGACACCTGTTCTAAAACCAAGCTCACAGAAGAGTGTAGCTAACTCCAACCTTCCCATCTCTTTAATGTAGATGGGCATCTTCTTCTGGTTAAAGTCAAGAAATGGGAACTTCTGTTTTATGTAATCGAGGGTCACCTATCTCCTTCCAATCTGTCGGCCATGTCGGAACGGGCCAGAATTTGTCTATAAGCCATGAAAAAGGGTGAATAGCCTTCAACCACCTATTATTCATCCAATAATCGATGTTGAATTCTCTGCCGTGCAGAAGACCGCGTCTATCAATAAAGTAACCCCTGCCATTTTTCCCCTTGTGCCAATGAGCGTACTGAGTTTTCTTATTGATGATAACACGCCCACCCGACAACCACACTTTGTTACCTAACTCTTCAGGTTCGAGTACGAATGTACCCCAACCTTCACTTTGAAGAGGACCAATCTTTTCACGAAAGTAGTCACGGTGCATGAACCAACATGAACCCTGAAACGACATATCGTCGTCGATGGAGATGTGTAAGCGCTCGCGCGCCCGGTCGTTCCATACATTCCCCACCCTCACACTCGGCATTCTCGTGCCGGCCACGAAATCCTTGTAAGGATAAGAGATGTATTCGTAATCGACGGGGGATCTGCCGGTTTCTGCTACACACCACTTTTCCGGATCTAAACTGACACGACGAGGCACAACCAACCAATCAGCCTCACAGTCCGCCTTCAGAATGGTATCAAATCCCTGACCAAACATGCAATGGGCATCGGTTTTCATCACGAATTCGCCGGTGGCAACTGCTGCGGCGGCGTTAATGGCCGGTCTGAGACCGACAGAAACCGGTTTGTGAATGATCACCAGATTCTTATGGTCGTGGAGGGGCGGTGCCGGCCAGTATCCATCCAGAACCACGATGACCTCTACATCTCCCTCAGCCTTCGCAAAGATGTCATCTACCGTGCATTGAAGATAGCATTCGTTTCTGGATGCTATCAATACCGATACTTTACCCGGAATGTAACTCATTAGAACCAGACTCCCAGATACTTACAGGATAAGATACCGTGTTCCCCGACGACCTTTGACTTTACCTGCACTTTCAGGTTGGTGTAGGGATCAGTATAAGACTTAACGACGGCGAGGGCAGTGGTAACGGTGAAACCCATTTCGACTTCCCTGTCATAAGTGACGCCTCCGTCCATGCTACCGAGCACGTTGATCCAAAGATCGGTGGATGGTGCCGGTGATGGGCTGAGAGAGGGGGACATCGAACCGGACGGACTCCAAGATGCGGAGGGGGAGATGGAGGCTGATGGACTTTTGCTCGCAGAGGGACTTTTAGAGGCCGACATCGAAGTTGAAGGAGAGACAGAAGCAGAGGGACTTACAGAAGCCGAAGGTGAAATACTTGCTGATTCTGAGGCGGAGGGGGATTCTGATGCTGATGGTGATTCACTAGTCGATGCTGATGCTGAAGGTGATACTGATGCCGAGGGTGAAATAGAAGCAGAAGGTGATTCTGAAGCCGAAATAGAAACTGATGCCGTCGATGAGCCTGATGCGGAGGGTGATTCTGAAGCCGAAACTGATCTTGATGGGGAAACCGAGGCTGATTCGGATGCCGACGGTGATACCGAAGCCGAAGGTGAGATACTTGCTGATTCCGAAGACGAAGGACTTACAGAGGCCGACATCGAACTTGAAGGCGAAATACTCGCGGATTCCGATCTCGAAGGACTAATGGAGGCCGAAGGACTTCTGGAAGTCGACGGTGAAACACTCGCTGAAAGACTGATAGAAGCCGATGGTGAAACGGAGGCGCTGATACTAACCGAAGGCGACATACTCGCTGAAGGGCTAACAGATGCTGAGGGACTCCTGGAGACTGAAGCCGAAGGTGACTTTGAAGGTGATTCTGAAGCCGAAGCCGAGATGCTCTCCGATGGACTAATACTCGCAGAGGGTGAGATAGAAACTGAAGCCGAAGGTGAAATGCTTGCCGAGATACTTCCCGATGGACTGATACTGGCGGAGGGTGAAATGGAAGGTGAGGGCGCGGCCTCCACCGAGAAGTGCAGTACTTTGGTACGGAAGAAGGATGTGGTCCATTTTCCCACATCCACATAACTGTTGGTGGATGTAATGTCAGGGAATGCTCCCCACTCCACCTCTAATCCATTGTGTGAAAGTCGTGGCATTAATCACCCCCAGTTAAGGAGAAAGTAATGGTAGGTTTTTTCAAAACAAAAGCCAATGATATAAATGTTATTGTCGCCGATACTGATGCCGATGGCGATACACTAAATGATGGCGAAATACTCATTGATGGTGACACACTAAATGATGGACTGACACTGAAACTTTCACTAGCAGAAGGACTTATAGATACTGATGGGCTTTTGCTCGCAGAAGGGCTTTTGGAGGCCGACACCGAAGCCGAAAGAGAGACGGAAGCAGAGGGTGAAATAGATACTGAGACGCTAACAGATGGTGATTCTGAGGCAGAGGGACTTATAGAAGCTGATGGTGAAATACTAACTGATTCAGAGGCTGAAGGAGATTCTGAGGCAGAGGGACTTATAGAAGCTGATTCCGATGCGGAAGGAGAAACAGAAATTGAGGGACTTATAGATGCTGATGGTGATTCACTAGTCGATGCTGATGCTGAAGGTGATACTGATGCTGATTCTGATGCCGATGGTGATTCTGATGCTGATGGGCTTATAGATGCTGATTCTGATGCTGATGGGCTTATAGAGGCAGATGGACTGATACTAGCCGATTCTGATGCTGACGGGGAAACTGAAACCGATGGACTTACAGATGCCGATTCTGAACCCGACGGAGAAACCGATGCCGAAGGAGAAACACTCGCTGATTCTGATGCTGACGGACTTATGGAAGCAGAGGGTGAGATTGAGACTGACTCACTAGCCGATGGACTTATAGATGCTGATGGAGAAATTGAGACTGATATTGAAACTGAAGGAGAAACTGAAGCGGAAGGAGAAACACTCGCTGATTCTGATGCTGACGGTGAAACCGATGCTGATTCTGATGCTGACGGGGAGATAGAAGCAGATGGACTTATAGATGCTGATGGAGAAACAGATGCAGACTCACTAACTGAAGGAGAGATAGATGCTGATGGAGAAACACTCGCTGATTCGGAAGCCGATGGAGAGATAGAAGCAGATGGCGATTCAGAGGCTGAAGGTGAAATACTAGCTGATTCAGAGGCTGAAGGAGATTCTGAGGCAGATGGTGATACTGATGCTGATTCTGATGCCGATGGTGAAATAGAAGCCGAAGGGGAGATACTCGCCGATACTGATGCCGATGGTGAAATAGAAGCCGAAGGGGAGATAGAAGCAGAAGGACTTATAGATGCTGAGATCGAACCTGAAGGTGAAATAGAAGCTGAAGGTGAAATAGAAGCAGAAATCGATCTCGATGGCGAGATAGAAGCAGAAGGTGAAATAGACGCTGATGGTGAAATAGAAGCCGACGGACTGCTAATGGTGTAAGTTACGACGAGTTTCGGATCGCAACCCGTGCCGGTGTAATCGGAAGTACAAATAGTAAATCCGTTCTGACCCCATGCCCATGTAGGTTGTATGTAGGGTGCATCATTTGTCGCCTCTCGAATGCAGAATTTGGAGATACCCGCTTTAACTATGCCAGTATAAACGTTAAAGGTGAAACCGTTATATGCTGACGTATTGAATGATGCATACGTGATTGGGGATCCGGTTTGAGAAGTTGTTCCACACTTAGAAAAATCGCCGACTACGAGAGTATTTGCGTTGGTTTGAGTTGACAAATAGATATCAAGTGATGGGGCCGACCCTCCAAGAACGTTGGCCTTGCCATAACCATATAATGACAAAATAGCGATTGAGATTACGGCATTGGAAGGCAAAGTAGATGTATCAAATGAAGCGAAAAATCTGGATATATCATCATAAGTATTTTCGGTTTGAGCGCCTACTATCCAGATGAAGTCCATAATGTTAGTTACAACTGCACTTGTTCCACTGCTGGCATCGTGAATAGTTGCCCAATTAGTAGGATCAACAATATTACGAATAGGACCATCACACGTTACATTAGCCCCTCCTCCATCCGCTTGTGGATATACTGTCAGTTCAGCAAATCCATACGACAATTCCGGCAGCCACCGATCAGCCAACAACGAATCCCACATATGAAGCAAATGCCAAAGCGGACGAGCAGCGAAATAAACACGTTTTGCGTACTTGGGATGTGTGCGAAAGTCTGTTTGAAACTTATTGTTTCCGAGTGATATGGTAAACCTGTTAGGACCAAGATAAAAAATCTGCTTTCGAAGATCACAGTCTATAGATCCAATCCTGAGTATATAACGAATCAGGCGGCGGATAGGCGTGAACGGACAGTTCACGAGCGTTAACAGTGGCCGTTGATTACGTGCGAACCACGTTTCATTAAATGCCAGAAATGGTCCTATATTTTTATTCTTTGGCATCTGGATGCACTTTTTCATAATCCGCCTGGATTATCGATACTTTCTCAAAAGCCAAGTTTAAAATGGTCGGTGTGGGATGTTTGACTGTACACGAACTAATCACATCATCGTCAAATGGTAATGTGATATCAACCTTATCCACCAACAACATCTTCGCAAGGTAACCCTCTGTTATTGGCGGATTTTTCTCTCCCGGCCATGCAATGTGAGGCCGTTGTCCGATCTGCCAACCAACATATCGGATTTCAACCGTCGTGTCGATTTCTAACACTTTACCTATTTTGAAGACGTTGGTCATACGATGTTTCTTCGCCAAAACGTAAGTTTCCAGGTTTCTGACATATCCTAATCATCTTCTTGATTCGGTGGAGGAACTTTTTGACCTTTAGGTGGTTTTGGAGTCGGAAGAACCACCAACTTATCCTCCACATCCTCCTCTATATTACCCACCTGGTCTATATCTTTCGAGGAAAGTTCTGCTGCCCTCTTCAACTCCTCAAGAACATGTTCTGTAGGAAGGATGAAACCCTTTCCAGCTAGTCTGCTCACGTAGTTGCTAAGGTCGTTTAAGTTAGGATCGGTCACTTTTTGCGGTGTAAGCCTCGGAAGTTTGTTTCCTAGTGCCATAAACTGTTGATTATAACGAAAAAGTTGTGGAATGGCCACTTCATTCAAAGTATCGGAGATTTTCTTGAGAAGTGCTTGTACGGCGACCAAAAAGAGATCATTCTGGTTACGAGAAAGAGCAAAAGAACCCACTCTATCCATCCCCAACATGATGAATTGGGCTAACATCGTCGCGGCGATGCGCTTGTCTAGCCTGTTTATGATACGGTCTGTGTCGAACTGGCGGCGGGATGAGCCGATTTGGAGTAAAACTATGGTCCATCCTACCGGAAGGCAGATCCCTTCTTGCTCATCCCGCCTTAAGTTCGCAATAATCTTGGTAACCTCGGCTTTTGTGCCGGCGTTTTGGGGCGCATCTATGTCAAATCCTTCGGGTGGGGTGATCACGGGAACACCGACAAGGTCTCTCTCTACACCGATGGCCTCGATTTCTTCAATATTTTTCTTGAAGAACCACGGTCGATAAGCATTCCTAAGAATGGATCTTCCCTCAGGATTATTTCCTTCTATCTGGACCCTGAACAATAATGACTTATCGTAGGGGATGCGGCGGACTTTGTAATCTGGCGGGGCCATCTGCTCCATTGCTACAATTCTGCCGGTTGCGTTAGGATTCACTCCGCCGAGAGACGGATCATCATCGAAAATCCATTGGTTAAGGGAGGATTGCATGCGGCGGTGGATGCCACACCATCCAATCATCCCGTCATTCTCTTTAGATCTCGTATCAGGATTATTCGACCATCCTTTCCTTACCTTAAAAAGAATCTCAAGCCATGCCCACCCATAAGTAAGAAAAGAGAGGACTTCGGAGATGAAATCCGACCATGTATGGTCCATGTCATGCATGCACGATCGGAGAAAGTTAGCTGCCTCTTTGTCTAGAGCAGAGGAACCGGCTGCTCTAATACTCCATGTTGCCTTGTTGATAACCTGTTCGATGGCATAAAGCGTGGCCCCGATGATGGGATCGTTATCTCTCATCTCTCGATAGGTACGAATACCCCGCAGGCCACGGAGTGAAGGGAGAAACTCCTCGTTGATGACCCACCCAAATCTTTTATAGCCAGAACGACCGATCTCGGAGAAATTCGGTTGAACAACCTTCGCATCCTGTATTTGAAAGGCGGTTGCCATTTCTTTGCCTGCCATCACCGTAATCGAGTCCGGCGCTTTGCTGGGTTCAGACTCGGTTACGGTGACATAACGTGCCGTGGCGGTGCCGGTGCTAGAACGGGCGCATCACTCTATAAAAGACGGTGATTGTGAGTGTGGATGTGGCCGAACCTCCACCTGGATTCTGCGTCGGTACGCAGACCACAATCGCCTTGTTCAACAACCGGGTGACCTGGGCCTCGATACCAGAGACCTCGCAGACTATGTCCGCGCCGGTATTTAAGAAGGCATATGTGACATCGGCAGAGATTTTGGTGCCTGCCCCATTGGTCTCTCTGAATTCAAGATTGTTCGTGCCGGTGAATACCGCACCACTGTAGTCGAGAGCGCATACGATCTTGTCGATGACATGGTACTTGGTGGCTCCTGGTGCCGCGACCAGTGTCTGTGGGGTGTTATAGAGTGCCTTGACTTGAGTTGCGGTCAAGCAGACTTTCGCAGTGCGCTCTACGTTGCCGTATTTATCGGCTATGCCTTGCACAAATTCGGTTAATGCAATTTCTTTCCTCATTTCATCTCCTCTTTATCTAACTGTCTCTGTGTTATTCTTCACCTTTGTCTTCGAATCACGATTAGCGTGAAACGACCTCATCCAAAACGAGAGAGTCTTGTACTGCCAAACTCAGAATACCGTTGAGCACCTACCACCCCACCATGAACTCCCACAGCACCTATGGGTTCAGGACCATCTCTCCTACCGATCTTGAAGTAAGTAGGAGAGACTACAAGGGGTAGAGTACATACCTCGTTATAGTAGGCAAGAGCGAGAGCGTCTGCATCACCCGGCGACCGTCCAATAATGCTCTTGATCTCTTTCTTCTCAATGATTTGGATGAGACCCTTTTTCTCATAGAAATACTTAAAGTGAGGAAGTTCCTCATCCAACCACGCGGTTTCATGGGGAATGGAAATGTCATTGATGCGACTGTGAAGATGCCAGAACATCTCCGCCCGGATATTTCTGAACATCTCACCATCCACAGGTGACGCTGAAGAATTTATCTCCACAACTCTGTCAGCGTTATTAAATTCCTCAGTCGCAGAATTGGCGAGGATATCCTTGAGAGAATCAACAACCCCCGCACCGATACCGATGACATCCACCAATATGTATTTGGGACGGTAATGATCGAACAATGTCTTGAGAAGTCTGGCGACAGCAACAGTATCCATTCCTTTAAGAGGCCGGCGTTCTATGATCCTGTTGCCCTTCCGGACATAGATGAGTGTGTAGTCGTCACCGAAACGAGCTGGATCGCATGACATGATCACATCTGCGCATCCTAGTTCGTCTTCGGAGAGGATACGGGCATGCGCGGCCAGTAGTTGTTCTGAGGTGAATAAAGAGGCAGATTCTGCAAAAGGAGGAAGCCCGAGTACTTTGATCCTGTAAGTATCGGACTCTTCACCATAGAGAATCTTGATCCGATCGATGGATTCAGGCGTGACGTATCGCGCGGTCCTTGCATCTACGAAGATGATGGAGAAGATCGCACCAATTCTAGGATCGGTAATGACTTTGTAGAAATAGCCGGATTTGCGCGTTGGGTTGCCTGCTAGGACAGCTTTAGCTCCTGAAGTTGTGAAGGCACCATCGACGGCATCAAAAATTGGGTCCGGCACGGCGGATGCCTCATCGACGACGAAGAGGAGATTCTGACTGTGGAAACCTTGGAGTCCCTCAGCCGATATCTCCCCTGGTTTTGGCCGACTGGACCGTGCGACAGCGAACCATTCCTCTTCATGTCCTCTCAACGCCACCTTCGTCTGTGTCCATTTAAGTGCATTCATGAGAAGCTCGGAGCGTCTCATCCACTTACTAATCTCGGCCCACAGAGCATCAAAGAGTTGATGCTGGGTGGGTGCGGTGCATGGGATCTTTGGAAAGGGGTGGGTTACTAGATGATGAAGGATTATGATTGCGAGTGCTGCGGTTTTGCCCACACCGGTCCCGGTGGACCATGCACAGAAACTTTTGCCCGCAACGTTGTTAAAGGCCTGCTTCTGCCAAACGTCCGGATCGAACTTTAACATCTCATAGGCCCATTTGTTGATGTCATAGACATATGAGGCTTGCTGTTTGAGGAACTTCTTCAGTTGATCGCGCGAGAGAGGATTCATTTTCGCCCTACCATCTTACCCATCTTATCCATCTCACCACCTTACCTGTCTTATCTATCCTGCTCATCCTACGCATTCTGCGCACTTTGTACACCCTGTGTATTCTGTGCATTTTATTTACCGTGTCATGTCGTGTCATAACATGGCCAGTTACTCACTATACCGGCACGGTCTGGGTCTGTGACGGTGTATCCCGCACGGTCTGGGTCTGTGACGGTGTATCCCGCACATCGTTGGATGTGGATGTGGATGTGGATGTGGGTGACTGTATCTGTTCCATCAACATTCTCTTCACATCTTTAAGCGCTGCGACTCCCTGCCTGCGGATAAGACGGAATAACTGTTCTCTAACCGTATCGCTCAGAATAATTCCGGTTTGGATCTCCATGTCTGCGACGGCCTGAGCAGCCTCGTCCGTGGCGGTTACGGACGCTATACTACCAGTGATAAAACCATCGAGGGTGATGGCATTTTTAGCCGCGTTCTCTTTCGGGATGGTGGCATTCGGGATTATTGTCCCGTTCTCATCCCGAACAACATAGGATGGTGGAGGAGTATCGGCGGTGATCTCCTCGGGTGGAAGTTGAATATTAAAGGAGGTAAGGGCTACGTCCTCCGCATCCTCGACGGATAGGGCCTGGCCGGAAGTGCCATCTATAGCTTCTGTTATGTCAGTAGCCTCGATGTCCACTGTTGCTATTAACGCCCGATCTCCTGGCATCTCGGAATCCTGATTAAGGCGGCTGAGAGCAGTTGCTTTAGCCTCTATATAAGCATCCGAAATGAACTGGGCAAAATCGCTCATTCCATCCTCGTTCTGTTTCCCTTTCTTAATTCCACCTAAACCGAGGATGTCATTAGCAGCATCTCTCTTTAACCTCTCGGTCGCTTCTTTGCTCTGGATGATATTTTCGAGGACGGAAAGGGCCGGGCCTTGCAATTTTATGATACGCTCGGAGATGTCGGAGGCTTTCTCGATGGCCTTCGCTCGGACTTCTTTCTCCATCTTCCTAAGTTCGATGACGAAGAGTGGCGCGGCACAGATGATACTAACGGTATGTTCGGAGAGGCACATTTCGGCGGCGATCTCTCTGTTTATCTGGCCACAGATTTTCCTACGCATAATTTCTCTGTGTCTGGGCCGGATCAGTCTGAGGGCTGCCTGCGGGATCTCAATGTATGGAATGCGTTTCATATATACTTTTCCTGGCCCCTATTGTACCACGTTGGCGAAGTCGGAGTCAAGAGAAATCTTTGATTGGGCCTGTTGTGTGTGATGGGCCTGTTGTGTGTGGATGGAAGGATGGAGGCGAAGCGTGATTTTTGATGCACGTGCAAATATAGCCATCCTTTCCATCCTTTCCATCCTTGACTATGTTGGATGTATAAGGTATGATGTACGGTGAATGTGTATGAAATGTTGCATTGATTGGTGATGAGGATTTTGGGTTTGTGTGAGGTGAGTCCGAATCCTGCGTGAGCTTTCTAGTACGCACACGAAAGTCACTTTCATTATCATATCCCCCTTTTATAGCCTACATGACGTTATATACCATTACCAGTGGCCTACAACGGTAGAAAAAAGAAGATGCCCACCTAGCACATATGTGCTAGGTGGGCATTTGTGGTGCGGTGCGGTGATGCGGTGCGGTGATGCGGGTTGTGATGCGTAGGTTAACCCTGTGCCTCCATACGAAGGTCATCGATGATTGCTGCTAAGGTTTCATCCGTGGCAGTTATACTAGGCCGGATAGCTTCCCAGACTACATCTGCCAGACCGATGAATGGCTGCGCCAGCTTAAGCAATCCCTCGGCGCCCTGCAGCTTCCGAAGTTGTTTCTGTGCATAGTTGTTTCTGGCGTCCCCTCCACTTTGTCGAGCGAAAAGGGAAGCAGCAAGAGCGTCCCACGATATCTTCCCTAATGCTCGGGCCATGTAGACTTCGGCGTAGCGCTCGCATACAGCCATGGTAGTGACCTTGTCCGTGTCGAGCACCACGGCATAGCCTAGTGGTTTATCTTTGGCTGTCACCGGGCGCAATACCAAGGGTACGTCAGCCAAGCGCTTATCACGCACAGGAACGTACTGGTTAGTATCACTGCTATGCGTAGTATCTGCGCGAGGACTAGCGATGCGCACATCTTCTTCTTTTGTTGCAAGACGTAGTTCATGGTTAATCTCCATAGCCCGCTGGGCCAGCACAGCCCATTCAGCCGGCAGAAAGGATTTGAGAAAAGTGTTAACTGCTTGAGTCAGTTTCATCGTGTTACTCCTTTGTATGCGCTTGATTGCGCCCGAACCTTGCACTATGCAGGATTTCCTCTAGTGTGTAGCATACAGAGAACGGTCGCACCGGCAACCATGGAGGATATATCTCCATGATGCCGGCTGCTGGCTGCTTGACTAGAAGATCAGCGTCAGCTTGTGCTTGTTTGTATGCTTTAAGTGCTTGTATCATCTTTGGCTCCGTATGGTACTGTTTGCAGCTGAGATATCTACCTTTGTTTGTGGATGCCCACACTTACCGTATGAGTCTAGAGAGAAGTGTAGGCAGCAATCCCCATGGATGTTAGGTGTATAGTATAGACAGCGCTGTTGTACTCCATCTTCGTGAAAATAAGCAAAGCATTCAGCTACCACGTACAATTCCCATTTCCGTGCTTCCCTCCTGTATTCGATCGCGGCGATTACAGTCATAGACGCAAGGTAGGTTGCTAAATCGGGAAAGGCGTCAACCTTACCAAGCATTAAACTAGCGAGCTGCTCACATTCGAAGTCTGGTTCGAACGAATGCATCAACCTACCATCGTTATCGAACCTAAAGTAACCGATGTAATAACCGATGTCAATAATTTGTCCCATCCTTTTCCTCCTGTATGCTACAATCACTCTACTGCAACATGTCGGCAATGTCAAGCATAAACTGTAGCTTTTAATGCCTGTATGTTGTAACATGACGTTACAGGTTGCTTGTACTTGTTGTACGCCGGCTGTAACATTGTTACAACATAACCTATATAACCTATGTTGTCAATGTTGTCAATGAGACAGCATCTACGACCACGGCCATGCCCACACTTTAGAACCTCTCCCTGAACCGAGTCTCTTCTTGAACTAGCACCTTCTTTGTTCATGCTATGCCACCTTTTCCATTGTCGTGCTGTTATACTTCTGTCCGGACCCTACTCCGAGCCTACCGTTGTAGGCAAGGAAACAATTATTACAACACCATGCCCATCTTCTTAGGATGCGAAGACGAGCATCATAGAAGTACTTGAATCGGCACATGTTGGTTCCACAAACGTCACACCATGGCCAATTAGTAGGATTTGCTCTCACCGTTATACTCCTTTCGGTTTTTGTCTCTAAACTTCATTCTAGCGTTCATTCTACCACACACAGACAGTCCTTGTCAAGACAAAAATCACGTTTGTGGCAGAAATCGGAGCCTTTCATATCCTCCCTCTCCCACTTCCCCTCCCTCTCCCACTTCCCCTCCCTCTCCCACTTCCCCTGTCACATCCCATATAACCTTCGAAAGGTTCTACAGCATCTCCTACCGGAGCGTCCTATAATCCCATCCTACTATCTTATTATCCTATTATCCTATTATCCTATTATCCTAACATTTTACAGAACTGCCCGGGTTAATTAACATAGCCTATGCCATCTTTCCGAAGCCTACAAGGTGGCGAGCCTGGATTCCTACCATTATCGAATCACGATTAGCGTGAAACGACATCCTATACCAGAAAACCTCCTGCTAGCTTAGGTCCATTAACTTCAACTTTACCTCTCAATCAATTCTATGATAGCCCCGTTATAACTACACCATTTAAGCATAACCTCAACAAACGCGGTAACTTACGAAAAAGAGAGTTAAAACATTTTTTATGTTGGGAGGGACCCTGACACCGCAAAAGAAAGTTTGCGAAAAAGAGGATGTGAGAGGATGAGAGAACACGGTATCCCAACAAGTTTCACTCATCCTCTCGCTGAGCATGTTGATCGTGAAATTGATTGTATATATATATATATTATATATATATATATATATATATATTATATCCTATACATACTTTCTTGCGAATGTTTCTTTTGCAATGTTGCAATGCTTGGGAGAGAGCATACAATTTTATGTATCCTCTTTTTCCGGTCAACCTTTTTGCAGTACCAGACCCCCTTCCGGCTTAAAAATGGAGTTAACTCTCCTTTCCGCAAGTCGTTGGAAACGTTGAACTTATAACCGTTGACTTTTACTCGCTGGGGAGTTATACTATAGTTGGTAGAGCGGTATAATAGTGGTTAACAACCTAAGAAAAGGGAGAAGGATCATCATGTTATGCAAGACAAGACACCTCACATCATATGTAGACAAATTCCGGACAGAAGAAAGGAAGAGGGCCATCGAAAAGGAGTATCGGGAGAAGTTACTGGCACTCGCTAAGAAAGAAGTAGAAGGAAATCAGGTTCTCGAAGCAACCCTCACTGTCGCCAATATTACAGACAAACCGGGGAGTATCTTGGGATATAGCCAGTCAGTCCGCGTATCATTGACGAGGAGAAGGATGGTTGTCTACCACACACATTACAATGCCGTGATTTCAACGGGAAAGACGATCCTCCCCACAAGAGGCAACATGGTAGAGAAGATTTCAGCACAGGAATTCTATGCAATGATAACTAAGTTGGCTGACGACGTAGAAGCAGGACTGAAGGTGGTGGATGTAACAATCACAGAAGATGGAAAAGAGACAAAATATGGTTCGGAGGTGCTGAAAGCAGGGAGACATATCGCACAGGCACATCTTAGCACTCATACTAATAGACTACTTGCAAAAAGCAAACTGAAGGAAGCGGCAAGGAGACTAGTGGCAGAAGGTAAGTTAAAGGACTTAGCAGAGGCTGCAGCCGCTACCGGATCAGTGGCCACACTTTCCAAGGATGCTTTTGATCGCGATTTCGATGCGTTAACACCAGAGGAAACTAAAGATGAAGAACTAGCAAGAGCATTGTATTCACAAGTAAACGCAGAAAAAGCCAAAGAACAGGAGAAAAAAGATTACGACAATATACAAAAGACGCTGTCAAATATAATCCAGAAGGTTGCTACCACCACATCCACAACCACAACCGATGCCACCATGGTAGCCAAGAAAGCCGGCGAGCCCATCACCGGTCTCCCTCCAAGACCGAAAGCACCATCACAACCACCGCCACCGGCAGAGCCATAGCCACCGGCAGAGCCATAGCCACCGGCCCTCCCAGAGGATGCTCCGGCAGAGCCGCCGGCACCGTCGCCGGCACCGTCGCCGGCAGAGGATGCCACAGCCTCCGGAACCTCCGGAACCTCCGGAGGTTCCGGAACCTCTGAAAAGTGCTAACTCGTTTGTTTTCTTATGTTTACACAGACAGAATTGTGTTGACATTGACCCAGATCGGTGCTAAAATGTTAGCATAAACGTGTATTTCCTGTCCGGCCCCCACACAGAGCCTTACAGGAGAAACAGGAGTTAAGCGGAATGTCACACGAAAAGCAGTTTGGTGACCATAGAAAGCAGCATGATCTCTTCGGGGATCCTACCGAAGTTAAGACACCTAAACCAAGTATTCACGTCCCCATTCTCGAATCCGAGCGAAGTGCTGCTACACCTATGGCAGATCCGACACAAACCGCTGCATTGAAACCGGTGTGTGTCGATTGTAGATTCGAAATCGTCCCGGGCGACCACATAATCTATGGAGGGCTAGATTACCATCGTGAATGCACTCCATGGGAGCAGTCTCCCACAGACCTTAAATCCAATCCATCCATAGACATACACTTAACCGGAATTCGAATCGGAGATCTGGCTAAAATCGCTGAGATCCTTGAAGCCTGTCCGGAATTAGCCAGTGTACACGATGCCATCTGTAAAAGGATCACTGCCCATGCCACCTATTGGGTAAGATGCACTAACTGCAGAAAAGTCCTCCTAAAAAATAAAGCGATTTTTCATGGCGAAGCCACGCTCAAAGTAAAGCAAGAAACGGGAATGGTAATTGCAACCCGCATGGGGCGGGTCGGTAGTAAGGTAAGGGAATGTGAGGTGTTCTGTAGTAAGTTCTGTGACACCAACTATGCGAGTCGGCTAAAGTTCAAGTGGCAGCATGCCCAAGAAGAAAAGGCAGAGATCAGTGCGGAGAAAGAACGGAAGGAGCCTAATACAAAGAAGAAGGACATCCTGACGGAGCTCCTGAAACTTTCGAAGAAAGATCCCCGGCTCGAAAAAGAACTTAACGCAATCATTGCCACCTTGCAGTCGGAGTGAACCGAAGGAGGGAGAGACTAACATGGACAAAGGTAAGATCAACAGATTGTTGGATGAACTTGAAATGCTGATTACCGTGCAGTCAGCCACCTTACATATGTCATGCATAGATTATGGCATTGCGATTCTGAAGATCGCAACAATCCGGAATCTGGTAAACCAAACAGAATCGAATCACGATACCAAAGTACTGCACTTCTAGCGTGATTCGAAGAGCATACACATACATAACAGAGGGCAATAACAATGAAGAAAAGACCCGGTGAAGATAGAGTGAGCGTGGATGCCACGCTCACAGATCATGACACCTATCTTAAACTAACCCTTAGTAAGGAACAACCACCGAGGTTGCCCGGATCTTATTCCTCAACCTACCATTACCGTTGGGAGAACCTCGCCAAGGAGGCTTTGGGAAGGATGTCTTACACGGACTACGGGGATCTACTTTATCCGCTGATCCCTGTCTTCGAAAACTTTGCCCGGGCCGATTCCATCGACGCCACACCATCCACCAAGACCACTACCACCTATACCTACGTAGAAGAACCAATCCTGGTGGAGGATATCGCGAAGCGGATCAGGAAGCATCTTAAAGATGAGTTTTCCATGATGAGCCGGGCAAAACGGGCCATCACCGATTCCTTTAAGAAAGATGCCGGAGAAGATGGAGACATCAGATCCGAAGGCGAAGTTTCCCTTAATGATGCCTTTAATGACATCATAAACGACATCGACATAGCAATCGCAGGGATCGTTGCATACCGAGCGAAGAGGATAAAGGTCATAAAGAGACGCAAACAAGCCACGTTAGAAAGCGTCAACGTTTCCCACCTTAAATGGTCCTTTCCGAACGGTCTCGACATCCATATGGAAGGAGTCTGTGCTCAAGTCTTTTCATTGCTAACTCCGTTTATTCTTTCTATCCAGGAGAGACTCCTCGCTGTAAGGCGATATCGTAATGAAGGTATCTCTAACGGAGACTTTGATTATGAGGTGGTCAGCTCCGACGAGCCAATGATTCACCAAAAAATCAGCTACAAAATAGGAATGACGCTCAACCATTACATGAATCTAAGCAAGATGGGCACGGGAAAGACATTCTCCACATTAATGGTCATCGATCAACGCCTCAAGAGAAAAGAAGTGGAATACGTGCTGGTGATATGTCCGAACAATGCCTGTGAAAATTGGGCATTAAATGAAATGAAGAAACATACCCCTCACCTAGAGTATGCTATAATAACCGGGAGTTATTCTGAGCGCATGCAGATTATACTCAACCGGAAACCCGGAGTTATTTATATAACTAACTTCGAGGCTTTTGCGATGAAAAGTGAGATTCAAGCCAATGGCAATAACTATAAACTGCCGCTGGCTGCAGTCTTTGGATTAGTGCCATGGGATATGGTAGTCATTGACGAGATCCACAAGATCAAAAATCCGGGAGCCCAACGTACCCAAAATATCCTGAAGGCATTCCGTGACGTGCCCTATACTGTAGGCATGTCCGGGACCATCAACGCTAACAAACTGTACGACATTCATCCTCCTTTCGTGTTCTTGAATAAGGGAAAGACTTTTAACAGTGTCTTCAATGAAAGAGGGGATGCAACGCCACTTTCTCTTGAGACTCTCCTAGAGCAGTTCAAGAAAGCCTATTTTACGATTCGAGGTTCTTCGTGCGAGCCGCACGATTTCACTATCGAGGAACTCCGGGATCGTCTAGAAGAAGTAAGTGTCAAGTTCGAGAAGGATGAATGTTTGGATCTGCCAGAGAAGACCTATGAGACCAGACTCATAGAGATGGGAGAGGTCCAAGCAAAGTTGTATGAAGCGCTGAAGAATTATCTCATGGCAGAGTTAGGAGACATAGCGGCCAGCGGTGGCCGTGTTACTCTTCTCAATGTGTTCGCGATGATGGCTAAACTAGCTGAAGCAGCCAACGGGTGGATATATGATGACAATCACAATTTGATAAACTTGCCGGAGAATCCCAAGTTGGATGCGGTCATTGACATGCTTCAAGACCTTGCTGACGAGGACAAGGTAGTTATCTGGAGTCGTTTCACCAATGACTTGCATCTTCTTCATGATGCGATCCGAAAGGAATTCGGAGAGAAATCCGTCGCCATTGTGCACGGCGGGGAGTCATGCCCGAAGTGTGACAGCAGAAGAAGGGAAAGGTGGGATATCAATCAGAGATTCAATGACTTGGCATCTCCATTGAGATTCTTGGTGATAAACAGTGCGGTAGGTGCTCATGCGATTAATTTGGTGGGCGCCAATTATGAATTCTTTTTCTCGAATTCCTTCGTCAAAACCGACAGATACCAAGCCCAAGAAAGGTGTCACCGCATAGGAATGCGAGACAACTTGACTATTGTGGACTTTGTGATGAAGGACACAATAGACGAAAAGGTGCTAGAAGCCCTTCGATCATGGAATTCCATGAGCTATCATTTCCTCCATCATTTGGGTGTCGATGTCAGTAAGATTATGCCTGACGCCAAACAAGAACAAGAAGCCCCGGTCATCATTGAGCACCAAAGCCAACGACCAGGGGAATGCGCTCTCGCGACTATTGCAATGCTTTCGGGCAAATCTTTGGAGGTCGTCCGGAGTTATATGACGGTTAAGTTAGGAAGCGCAAAGGCATATCGTGGCACGCACAATCAGATCAGTGCGGCTGTGGAGGCATTTGTACCCTGGATGGCAGTTGAATGGGAGGACTATAACAACCAACTTGACATAGCCAAAGTCAGCATGGAAGAGAAACACATACCCCAAACCGGTGCTGGGTCTGTCACGATCCGCCACACCGAGTCGAAGATGCGGTCTCACGCCGTGGCCTTCGCTGGGGGTTACGTATACGATCCGAACAAGAGCAAGGTGCCAATAGAAGAATACGAAAAGTGGATGGCCTTCCACAATTATAGGGTTGAGTGGGTTTTTGACATGCCACCGGAAAGAAGGCAGGACTTCGAGGATAGTTTGGAACAGAAACTAAAGGCGATGGTGGCCTAGCCGTCTCTACAACGCCAAGATCCGCCTGGAGTCGTTTCACCCCGGATGGATAATGATAACTCGCGCCATGCAACATATCCAGGTCGAGTTAGATGACATAAAGGCACACGAATTGAAAGTGCGAAAAATGTGGAACACATCAGTATAATGGAGGAGAAATGTGAACAGAGAAGACGAAGTTGCGAAGACCGAAACGAAAAAGACATCATGGAAACTAGCAGTGGTTGCTCTGTGCGCGTATCGTACTTATGCCCAGCAAAAGGACTGCCCATACTATGTATCGGTTGACGCAGTATGGACAGACGACTTCTCTGGCTATGAAGTGTGTGAGCATCCACAAGCGAAAATCGACGTAGAGTCAAAACTAGGAGATATATCATGAAGAAATGCGCAGTATGCAACGAGCCATTCGAAACCCCCGGTATTCAATGTCAGAAAGATCGGGACAAGGTAACAGCATTGAAACCTCGTCCGGAGAGGAATTTCATGCTCCGCCACCAGAATGACCCCATCCTTGGCCTTGGAGTAGCATTAACTGTTTCTGAAACTGTGAAAGGAGATTAATTATGGGACTTCTTTGCAACTACCATGTGTCGGAAGATGTGAAGATCAACGGTCGTATGTATGACTCGCTGCCCTGGGGACCATTCGTTGGTCTCGAAATTACTCTTCCCCGCGAGAATAATGCAACGTTCGATATAATCTGTGGATCCCCCCAAGCCTTCGATGACTTTGTGGCTGCTATAATAGTCGAACACAAAAAACTCCGGCCGACCATCCACAATGCATTGTTAACGTGTGTCGAAGAATCGACCCCCGATCAAACTCCGTCGGGGGATGCTGCATCTTCCTTTCCTCTTCCGCCTCCGTGCGACAACGAGGGAGGACAGTCGTAATGTGTGGCGACTGAATGGTGCGGCTGGACGCGCCCTGCTCTACCCTCCAAGTCTAGTGGGGCGCGTCTCCTAACATGACATGAAAAGAAAGGACAAAAACAAATGAAGATCCATCTTAGAGCCGATTATGCTGATGGTACTCACACAAAGTTTACGGTCTTCATGAATGGGACCAACTGTGGACAGTTATGTATGGGAGAAGATGAGGCTGTTTTCTTCCATGAAACGTTATTGAGGTCTGGCTATCTTCATTCTGGAGAAGGCGTCTCCT